TGTTTTTTATTAAGTTCTGCATTATGCGGCGGTGCGGTGCTTCCCCAGCAGTTTGATCGATCATGTTTTTAGGTGCTAACCCGTTATTTCTTGAGTCTTGATATATTTTGCTCCGGTAGAACGGGATAACGTTTTCGGCCCAAAGTTTGTCTGTTTCTAATAGATCATCAAAAAGATTGCCTGGCAATTCTTCTTGCAGTATTTGTTTTTGCTCTTTTACTACTGGCTCTAGTTTATTGGCTTTTTCTTGCCACTGCTGCCTAGTTGTTTGGTCAATTCCTTCTTGGCGAGATTTTTGCCTAGCTATTCTTGCCAGGTCGCGGGTGGACTTATAGGTATTAATGTATTGTGGAGCAGGGATTGACTCTACGTCTGAACCTGGCCATTGTTCTTCAAGTTGGCCTAATATTGAATCATAGATTGAATCATTCATTGGGTTTATAACTCCCTGTTTGATCATTCGGTCCAGATTCGTTTGGATCTCTTGCGCCCTAGGCTTGTTGGGGACATCGATAATGATATCTTTTGAAGCCTCATTAATAGCTTTGTATCGTGGTGATATTTGCCCTTTAATGTCTTCAACTCCCTTTATAACCAACGGGGCTGCTTGTGTCTCGAAATCTTGCCCCGCTCCTAAATTATTAGCTTGATCGGAATGTGCTTTTGCTAAATTATCGGTGCTTTGCTGGCTAAGATCTTGAAGTTTAGCGTGCGAAGTTTCAAAAGATAAATCAGGTAATTTAGTTGTTGGGTCTGGTATCTGCTCCAGTTCAGCTTCAAGTCCTTGATGCTTTTGCAAGAGATCAACAGCCTTTGTCTGAGCCTTCACGTCGGCTTTCAAAGCTTTCGGATCTAATTTTGACAATTCCCGCCACTCAGAAAATCTTTGCGGCTGACGTGCTAATGCACCCCCTGCTTTCTCACCAAAAAGAGCGCCCATAGCAGCGTGAATAGGATCTCCTCCTCCACCTGCGGCAGCAGTACCAATAGCCCCGACGCGTGAGCCCAGACCAGTCAACCCCCTTAACCCAACACCACCCAGGGCTAACTCACCAACCCCGCGCGCCTCACTTTCACCAACAGCAGTTGGAGCCAAACCCGCAGCTTCTTCACCTTGCATCATAAGCTCATAAGGGGTGGGGATTTTAGCAAGTCCTTGAGCGACCGCTGAATCAGGGGCAAATTTAGAGCTTGCATACCTTGCGCCAACCGGAAAAGCGCTTAAAAGTTTTGAGACTAATTCGCCACCGCCAAGAGCAGCTTGTCCAGCCCCTGCCATAGCACCATGCTCGGAATAATACTGTCCTAAATTTCTAAGATGCTGCGGGATGCCTCGAGCTGTTTCTACAGCGGCGCCTGGGGCAGTCGCAACAGATCGGCCTATATCTTGGGCTATATCTTCAACACCACCAGCTATTTCCCCACCAGTGTCTACAGCCCCCCGCATAGCTGGCTTATCTTGCAGGCTTTCTGCCGTACCTAGTAGACCGGTTTTAAGCCACTCAGGCATCCCGCTAAATCGTTGCGATACATCTTGGTAAGCCATAGCGCGAGACTTATCAGCATCGCTTGCAAATTTACCGCCTGCCTGTAGGGCTTGGGAGGCAACATCCATAGGGATTTTTCTTTTTGTTCCTTGCGGATCTACAATTGTAACAGTAGTCATCGCGCCACCTCGTATTGCGAAAAGTCAAAAGGCTGTTGAGCAGCTTGCTGTCGTTCCTGTTGCATGCTTTCTTCTTCTGGCTGCGCATATTTTTGCTTTAATACCTCGGCATACTCATCAGCATTATACTCACCTTTGGCGCGCTCAAAAGCATCCAAAGCGCTCATTTTCTCCTTTGCCATTAATTGCGCGGTACGTTTAGAAACCGCTGATTCTAAATCAGCCATTTTTTGCAACTCATCAAGTTTAGCAGTAGCAGCAGGGAAAGTGTCCGAAGGTTGAGGCTTGATAGCCTCCAGTAAAGTCTGCTCGGTTATCCTGAATGGGCCTTTAAATACTTGCGCCATGTCAGTAATCATTTTCCCGGATAATGACTCAACCCTGCCTATTAAATCTTTTTGCTTGTCAGTGCCTTTGTTTTTGTAATAAGCAAGATTCAGACGTCTGCCTGTTGTCCCATAATTGGATAGGTCATTTTCAACCATATTCTTCCATACAGGGCTAGAGTAGACATCCCTTAATGACTTCAAGGTTTTTTGAGGCCCCATAGAACCAATAGCTTGTTTCTGCATTTCCTTGTAAACGTCAGCATCAGCACCAGCTATACCCTCAGACAGCTTTTTATCCGATGAGCTAGGCGAAATATGTTGCTTTGTAATCATCCCATTAGGGTATGTAGTTATCATATTGCCATCACTATCTACGGTGACTTCTTTTTTGGGAACTCCTTTTATACCTGCATATTGATTTAAATTCGCTGTTCTTGGGTTTCCTTCTTGCAGCACTTCCACACCTTGCATTTGTGAAGATGGTGTTACGGGTTCACGTTCCGGCTGTGGCTGTATTTGTGGTTGCTCAGACGGTTGCTCAGACGGTTGCTCAGACGGTTGCTCAGGTGATGCAAACATGCCACGACCTTGGAACATTTCTCTTAGTGCGCCATAGTCAGGCTGTTGTGGCTCAGGGCTAACGGACTGGGCGCCAGGCTGCTGAGCAGGCATTTGCATAGGCATTCCAGATTGCTGCTGGGGCGCCATTTCAGGTTCTGGGGCGCCACCTAAAAGCATTCGTGTCCAGGCAGCATCTTGCGCGGCTTTTTGCCCTTGCGCGCCCCACAACTGCTCTTGCATCCTTTGGTGCGCTGCATTTTGTGCCACTTGCTGCTTTTGGAGCTCTAACTCTTGCGGTTTAAACCTCTGCCCCATTAGCTGAGTAAGCAGGGGGTCAAGCTGAGGCGATATAGCCCCTGCTTCGCCTGGTCTGTATAAAGGTATATTAAGTGCCATTATGATCCCCACATTCCGCGGCCCATTGCGCCAGTGCCCATCCCGCCAGTTAAATAGTTAAGACCAAGTTTGCCTACAGTTGATGCAATATCACCGAACCTTTGGCTTTCAGCTTGATTGCCAGCTAGCCCAAGTCTGGCCATGTCTTGCGCCCCCTGGATATCTTGCTGCCCCATCTGTCCGGCTGTTTGCGCCCCTGTGCTAAATAAGTCCTTCCCTATTCCTAGCCCTGTCATGTATTTTTTCATTAAGTCATCAAGATATTGCGACCTGTCTCGATTCATTATGTTATATGCGCCCGATTGAATTCCTTGCATTGCAGGAGTTGACCCCATCAAACCCATTGAGCTGGCAGCTCCCATCCCTTGCTCAGTGGCTTGGGCTATATCTTGTTGCGCCATAGGTGAGGTTTCATAGCTTTTCATCCACTCGGCTTGTAAGTCTTGGGGGTTCATTAGTTTGCGCATTTGCTCAGACATCATGCCGCCAGCATCGGCGCCAGGCTGCATAAATGGTTGCTGTACTTGTTGTGCCTGATCGTATCCTTGCCGAACAGTGCCAGCAGCATTTTGGTAAGCTTTACCAGGGTGTAGCCAATTGCTTAACATACTCATTCTTTTATCCTCCAAGCGCAGTTACACGTGCGTCTAAGTCGTTTAATTCTGTTTCTGCTTGTTGTATTGCAGTATTTAAAGAATCAACCATGGTTAATAACCATCTTTCCAGATTTGGATCTAAAATACTATCTTTGTAAATCGGAACATTGTTAATTCTTTCCAGGTTAACAGCCATTAATTTGCTCCTCCAGATGCACGTCTAACAGATTGTACGCCACCCAAAATAACAATAGGAGTGGGGCTAACGCATACTAATTTATAGCAACGATTGCGACTAGGTCCAAGTTGATACCATCTCATACGCCAACTATAAATACCAAGTTGACTAAACTCCCTAATGTCAGCGCTATTAAACGTAACACCCCCGTCATCACTCCAATAAAGCTCAATATGTGGCTTAAAAAGTATATTATAATGACCTGAACCCAAGGTTGGAGTGTTAGAATCCTCAGTGATAACAAACTCGCCGCCTTCCGTAACCACGTAAACATCGCCCTCAGGCTCGGGAACTTCGTCAATAATAAATTCAGCATTAGCAAATGGTGCCTTACTTCTTCTTGATGATTCGCCAAAGACAAAATCTATCTCGATATAATCAGTAATGAACTCCGAATAATCAGCCTGCGAATAAATTTGCGTAACCGCTTCATAACGCATTGGATAAGCAATAAAAGCGTCCGTGGCTTGCGGGTCGCTCTGCTCTTTGTTTCGCAATTCGTTGTCGTATATGTCTCCTGACATTTCATAAATAGTTCCCTCCCCACTTACTGTTACTAAATGCTTGTTATTAAAAAATGTATGTTTTTTAATACGTGAGCGCTCGCCGTTAACCTCAATGCATCGATGCCATGTGCCAGTATTAAAATTAAACTCCAGGCTATTTGCAGAGTCTGTCAAATCTAACTCGCCATAGTCCAGAAAATTGCCGGCAGATACTCGGTAAAAAATAGTATTTTCGTACTGATACATAAACCCATTTGTTTTCATCGACAAAAACGGGCTTAAGCCTTCCCTGTTATTTGCAGTGCTTTGAATTAAAGAATTAATTGCCTGTGTAGATATTAGCTTCGGTGAGCCGCCATCAGAGGTCATAAAAGCAACCAAGCCATTGCGGTTTTTGCCAAGCCAGGTCATGCGTCCAAAATCTACATCAAGGGATAATGGATCTGCCATACCATAATCAAAGTTATAACTAGTGTTTAATTTAAATGGGAAAGTAGTTTGTGCTGCGCCAGTGTCAAAAACACTTGGTATATTCATCCATATATCGCACCCGAAATCCGTGAATATGTATAACTGGTTATGTAAAGTGGTTATCTGGCGTACTTTGCCCGACGCAAAGTTAAATAATGCCGATCCGGAAAATGTAAAACATGTGTTTGAATTAAACGAATCGCCATCGAGATTTATTCGTGACAAGAACCATTGCCCGCTATTATCATTTGACACTACAAATCTATTGCCAAATGCTGCGACAAATTTAGGGGCTTGTGGTGCATTTGGATCTGTAATCTTAACCAAGTTCCCCACCTGCTCATCAATAACAAACATAGCACCAGCAGCATTATCGACAATCATAACAAAAACTTTATCAGCAAATACCAAAAAGCCTGAGTAAATCTCGCCAGTAGAGCGGTTAAAATCTGTATTCGTTAAAGCTCTAGTATTAAAGTTGCTATCAACTTGGTAAATAACAGAGCCAATAACCGTATAAGCAAAATCAATACTTTTAAATATTGCCCGTGGCTCATTAGAAAACATTAGCTTATTTAAATTACTGACTCTTACATGCTGTCTACCCATGGCAGGATACATGCTAACTTTTCGCTTGCCAGAATCACTGGCAACCTGATAAAAATTAGCGCAATCTTCTGGAGAAAACTGTTTAAATCTTTGCGTGTCATACGACGTAACAATGGGCAATTGCTCAACTGGCATCTTTAAACCCCGCTAATCACACGCCATTTAGCTGCCGGCGTCGTGTTTGTGTCGTCAGAAACAACACTTAAATTTATGGGGCTTGCTGCGATCATCTCGCTTCGAGCCTCTTTTAATCGCTGCTCAAGCTTAGGTGTCCATGCTTCCGAGCGCC